TGTTTGCTATACCAATTTTCACCACCTTAAAATTTCTCTCGAAAATTTTGTTTTGGGGCTTGACTTTTAATAGTTAGTCTTTCCGGTTCTGGTATCAACTTGCACAGGGCGGGTTCCTTTCAGTGCAAAATCTGGGTTCGTGGTGCGGTGGCATTGCAGATTCGGTTCATTCGGGTGGTTGGCGGCGCACCATTCATGTTTACAGGCCGTGTTCTTGGCAGGGTCACATTCGTACAGGATAATTGTGCCGTTGGCGGCAATGTTAAGATCAATCATCGTTTCCGTCCTTTCCTCTGGTTGTATAGGCCGTTTTTGCGAACATCCTTGCGGATTTTGTCGCCGCGCTCGGAATCAGCAGCGTCAAGGATTCGTTCAGCTTCGCGGGCTGTCTGTATCTGGTTGCATACTTTGCGGTATTCGGCATAGTCCGTGCAGGCGGTGTGGCAGTTGATGGCCCGCCGGGCGCATCGGTAACAGGGTGCATTCATGTTCGTTTGTCCTTGATTTTGTAGCCTGCGGCTTTCATGGCTTTCTGATCTTCGGGGGAAGGGATGCAGGCGGGGTCGTTGGTCTGCATCATAACGCGGCCATCCTTGGCAAGCACCATAAAGAGGGCGGCGGGCAGATCAGAGCGGCAACAACTGTTCACAGCCCAGCACCTCCAACACTTCATCCGCCAGCACGCGGAAATCTCGGGCGGCATTACTCCAACGACTGTACAGCGACAGCGGCTTGCCCGCGTCGTTTCCGTTTTCGACTTTCTGTGTGCTTTCGCGGACAACCGTGCCCAGTAAGTTAAGGTCGGTCACATCGGCGATTTTCTCTTTTTGATCGGGGCGAAAGCGGGTAATAAGGGCGTAGGCTTTCAGCTTTGGATTTTCCTGCTGGGCCGCTTCGATTTGCTCCCATACCTCGGCAAGACCCTTGCGGGCGTTCTTGTCCAGCGTGATCGGCACGATGGCAAGGTCTGCTGCCATAAGGGCGTTGATGCTTGCCATGTCGATGTCCGGGGCGCAGTCCACAACAACGAATTCAAGCGCACCTTCATTTTCCGCAAGGTAGCGGCGCAGACGCTTATCGCGCCCGCTGGACGTGTCCAGCAACAGGGAAATGTTCGACTTCATAAGGCGGTAGTCGCTGGGCAGAATACGAAGATGCGGGTACGGCTTTCCGTTGGCGTTCAGGGCCGGAAGTGCAGCATGAAGGGCGCAGGCATCAGCGGCAGTCTTGGCCGTCAGCACATCGCCCAGGCCGTGGGTAAAATCGTGGATGTTGTAGAACTCGGTGCTGTTGCCCTGCTTATCGGCATCAATCAGTAGTGTCTCGCCGATGTTGGAAAGTTCGTATGCAAGGTTTGTTGCGGTGGTGGTCTTGCCGACACCGCCCTTTAAATTCAAAATGACGATGGTTTTCACTTTTTCTTGCTCCTTTTCTTCTTTGGGCGCTGTTTAGCTTTGGTACGGTCTTTTCCGGGTTTGGCGTAATAGTTCATCATGGTTTCAAAGCGGCGGTACGCACTTCCGCAGTGGCGTTTCTTGCTGTTGTTCATGGTTGGTATTGCGGTTTGTACCGCCCCTCCAAGTAATCCGTGATGACTGCGGCGGCAGCTTCCCAGCCCTTGCAGACTTCCACGGCATAACCGGCATCACGCAAGCGGGCAATCCACTCTTTCTGTGCAGCTGATACCGTACCGCCGCGCAGACGCTTCAATTCGATGTACAGGCCGTTGTACTTGGTACGGATAATGGTATACTGGCCGCGATCAACGGAATCTATCTTCTGAACGCCGACAGGCAGGAAGATGTCCGGTACGCCGGATTTCACACCCATTGCGCGGAAGCGGCCCGCCTCGGCCTTCCCACGCTTGCCGCCGTTTGGGATATGGTACATAAGGGAAAGTTCTGGATATTTGCCGCTTTGGGCATCGGCCCAGCGGAACAGGCACATTTGCTCTACATCTTCGGTAGGCGGCGGCATGGTGTATTTAATATCCGCCATTGAATGCACGTCCTTTCTTTGTGGCAGGCGGCAGCGCGGCGTAATGATCGCGCGGGGCGCTGTCTGCCGGGGTTGTAATCAGTTTGTCGAACATAGGCCCGAAAAGCTGTGCAGGCGGCGGGAACGGTGCATCATTGTCTGCGGCCATACCGATGACGGCTTTCACGTCCTTTTCTGTGTAGCCACGGTCAAACAAGCTGTACACCTGTTTTCTTGTCTGCTTATCGCCCTGCATATTGATACCAGTAAATGCTTGCAGCAAGGCCATAATACGGGTACAGCTTTCACGCCTGTTTTCAACAGACTTTTCAACAGCCGATTTCTGGGGAAGATTATGTTGGGGGTTTATTTCATTTTGTCTAATATAATCTTCTGTGCAGAAACTCGGTTTCTGTTGTTTGTTATTTGGGTTTTTGTATGCGGTTTCTCCGTTTTTGTGTACGAAAACTAAACCGGCGCGGGGTGTAACCTCTAAAAGCCAGTATTCAACAATAATCGGTATTTCGCCTGTACGCCGTGCGATGCCGTCCAGATAACGGCTTTGTATCGCCCGAGAAGTTAATATTCCGTCCGTTGTAAATAAGGCTTTGTCGAAAAGTCCTAAAGACACGCACAGATCAACGATTGCCCGAACTTGGGTTGACTTCAACCCGCCGCCCAGCTTGCGCGCTGTCGATGCGGCGTTGTCATATCCCCAGCGGTAGAAATAACCATCGGTGGCGTAGGCTTTTTGGCACAGGGCAAAGTAGACATAAAAGCCCGCCGGGCCTTGTGCATCAATCAAGTTGTCAATAGAGGTGTCGTTTTCGATAACATCCACATCCCACGTCGAATAGTTCAGATTCCGCTTCGGCGGTCTGCCCATTCGTAATACCTCCGTGTGTGGATGTTACCCGCAAAACGTGCCGTCAGCATCGTACAGCGCGGGATTCGCGCGGCGGTCACTCCATCCGTACTTGATGCCAGCTTCAACAGCAGCGGCCTGCGCGGGCGTAGCCGTGCCGTAACACTGATTCATGGTGCGACATACCGTGTGACGAATTGCCAGTAGTGCGGCATCCTCTGCATCCACTGCGCAGAGCGGCGCACCTTTCACGCAATAGTAGGTATTGTCACCGGGGTAGACCTTGGCGGGCCGTCCGCAGTCGTATGGGTTGGGAACATAGGCGAACATCGGCATTCCGGGGAACACACTGGGGAACATATCGTCGATGCAGGCTTTCGGGGTTTTGGTGGTAGTGTCCATCTTTCAATCCTCCTGTTTGGTTTTTCTTCCTGCCTTTGCTTCATGCGGCGTTTGGCAGTTCATATAATGCCGGTCTTTCCCGGCTGTCAGCTAAGGAAAAGTATGGAGAGAAAAAGGGGCAGCGGGCTGTCAGAATCGAACTGACCGATGCTGTGAAATCTGCGCCAGCACCCGCACATGTACCCGGTAGGCGCGAACAGGTTTGCCCGCCGGGGGATGTGGGAAAATCCCACTTAGGTGTCCGGCACCTCTGCGCGGCAGATCAGCGGCCCGCGCAGTGCCCGTTCAGTCGTTCGTACCCCTTTCTGCAAGATGCGTCCGACTGCTGGTAGCGGTCAGTTCTGCGCCGATACCGCCAAACGCGCATAGAGTTGTTATTGATGACACATTTCAAAATCCTTATAATCTTCGCTGTACCGCATGGCATTTGCGCTTTCGACAGCCTGCAAAAGAATTTCGATGCGGCTGCATCCAGAAACGTGCTTGCGGATTGACGAAAAGCCGTTTTTGAAGTGCAGCACTATCCAACTTCCATCACCCGCCGCGTTATCACTTCCGGGCAGGATGCACCATTCCATCTTTTCAAATCCCGGCAAACTGATACGCAGCATTTCCGAAATACTGCGCATGAAGTTTGTAGTCGGTGGGCATCCGTGGCGCATAGCGTAGACGGCATCAACGACTGTGGACGGCGGCATAATCTTTGCGGCGCGGTCTGCCTGTTCGGCTATGATGGGGAACAAATCGGCAAGGGCCTGCGCCTTGGCGGTAAGGGCATCTATTTTTTCGTTGGCTTCGTCAGTGTTCAGCGTGACGGCAATTTCGAAATCTTTATTCATTCTGTTCCTTTCTTTGCATCCGCCGGGGAACGGCCACGGCGCTTGATGTTCTGATCGACAGTCTGCTGTGCCTTGGCGGCGCTGTAGACTTTACGCCCGCCGGGGAACCGTTCGTCGGCATATCCGCGCGGCAGTTCTCTGTAGATGGTCGCCAGTGAAACGCCAACAACAGATGCTATGTCAGACGGCGCAATGCCGCGCGTATATAGCTTTTCAATAAGTAGGCGGTCATCGTTGGTGAGATACCTATATTCGCGCACTACTGCACCTCGCTTTCGGTAAAAAAATAATGCGAAAAAGGTTTAAAACCTCTTTCGCATTTAATACTAATATTTTCATTCGTCGCAGTCTTACCAGAAATAAGTTGATTTATGATGAAATATATGGTATTATGTTATAAACATAAATTTCTTGTGAGGCAAAAATGCAGACAGTCTATTTCTATTTTGATGACTCTGGAACTTTTCATAAAAATGAACCGAGTGGGTATTTTTTATATGCGGGCTATGTGTTTTGCAATGTCAATGATAGAGACATTGCAAAACGCAAATATATTAACGCCAATAAAAAGATTCGCCAAGCGACAGGCAAAACAGGTGAGCTAAAAGCATCTGTTTTAGAGGCAAAGTACAAGAGGGCTCTTTTCAACAGTACAAGATCATATGAAAGCGTGTCGGCTGCTGTTAATCTTAGCAGAATTTATGACCATATCCTAGAGAAAAAGAAGTCGCGTTGTCGTTACAAGGATTATATCCTTAAACTTTGCGTTAAGAGAAAATTACAAGAGCTTATTTCCAGGGGAATTATCAAAAGTGATGAAGATATTATCATTGAAATTTGTATTGATGAACAATTAACTGCCACAAACGGATACTACAGTTTAGAAGATTCCATTTGGGAAGAGCTTAAACATGGCATCGCAAACTGGGACTATGGGATGGTTCATCAGAATGTCTTTAGTCAAGATGTTTCTGTCCATATCCATTATTGTGATTCTTCCAAATATTACTTAATTCAAGCAGCTGATATTCTTGCCAACAGAATTTGGACATCCTATCGAGTTGGAAACCCGGATTTACGAAAAATTAACAATCATATGTTCTTGACATTTCCGTGAAAGTGGCATATACTATAAGTACAGACAATGCTGTACTGTATACACCTGTAAGTTGATACTCTGTATTAAGCGTACTGTAAGTACGCCGACCAGGTGGAAGAGGCAACCATCCGTGGTTGCCTCTTTTTTTGACCCTCGAAAGCCCCCTGTAAAAGTGGTATAATGATACTGTCAAAAGCCGTAAGGAACGTAAAACTCCTTGCGGCTTTTGTGTTGCGCATAGTATTTCCTTCTCAAAACAGCGGCACGGGTGCTGCACTGCTGCATCAGTGCGGGCCGCGAGAAGCACCCACTGCCCGGTGAGAACCCGGGCTATTTTTATGCCGCCACCCATCTGCATGAGGGTGGGCGCGGCACTGACCCATCCCAGCTGTGCCGGAGAGAATCACACATCCTTTATTCTTGTCTCTGTCTGCGCGTTGCCGGGGTGTGTTTTATTGTAACAACCGGGGGGGGGTACACATGAAAAACAACCCACCCAAAAACAACCCCCGCTATGCCAACGGCAGTCTGCGGCGCAAGCACCGGGCAAGGCTGCGGGCTATGGGGTGCGAGTGCGGTATCTGCCATGGGCGGTTCGGGCCGATCCACTACGACGAACCCAGCGACGCGGCACATCCGTTGAGCTTTGTGGTAGATGAGATACGCCCTGTTTCCAAGTGGCGGCAATTTGGATATAGTTCGGCACGCGCGGCGGCAGAGGATTGGGACAATCTGCAAGCTGCGCATTACTTTTGCAATGCGCAAAAACGAGACAAAACAGCGAGTTTTTCGCTTGATTTCGGTGCAAAAATGACGAAAATTCCCAAGGTTACGGACGGCAGCTGGTAGGTGGGGAGGGTCCCCCTCCCCCGCCCGCGGCGACCCTGCTGCTGTCCAGCGCCGATTTACACACGGGGGAGTTATGAAGCTGAGAAATGTGAAGGGCGGAAGGCTTGAGGAGCTGAAAAACCTGAAGCTGGTGCTGGCGGCGGCAATCGACGGGTACAGTGACCCCAAGGCGCTGCCGCAGCTGGCAAAGCAGTACCGGGAAACGGTACGGGAGATCGAGGAGATAGAGGGAGCGGCGAACAGTGAGGACGAGATCTGTGAAATCCTTGGAGAGCGCGCCGCTGATGGGAAGTCAGGAGCCGTCCGAAAGAGTCGCACCTGACTATACCGCCAGCGACGGGCTGGATGCGGCCAAGCTGGTGCGCATCGGCGGGACGGTGCTGGACCCATGGCAGAGCGATATTTTGGACGACTGGCTAGGGCGCACGCCCTCCGGCAAGTGGGCCGCGCCCTCCGCAGGCGGCAGCGTGCCGCGCCAGAACGGAAAAAGCCTGCTGATCCAGGCGCGCAGCGAGGCGGGAATGCTTTTGTACAACGAGCAGGTCGTCTACACGGCGCACCTGCAGAAAACCGCCACCGAGACATTTGAGGAGATGCGCGACTTCTTTGAGGGGCCGAAGCTGCGCCGCCATGTGGCCGAGATCAAGACGGCCATCGGGCGCGAGCAGATCATCCTGAAGTCCGGCGCGCGCATCAAATTTCTGGCGCGAACCCGCAACGGCGGACGCGGCCAGCACGGCGACCTGCTGATCTTTGACGAGGCGCAGGAGCTGGACGAGACGCAGCAGGCGTCGTTTCTGCCTGCCATCTCGGCCAGCCTGAACCCGCAGACGCTCTATCTGGGCACGCCGCCAGACGAGAACGCCGACGGCACGGTTTTCCGCCGCATCCGCGCCGGTGCGCTGGACGGCAGCGCCAAGCGCACGGCATGGTTTGAATACTCCGTCAAGGAGATCGGCGACATCCACGATCCGGCGCGGTGGGCCGCGGCCAACCCGGCGCTGGGGCGGCGCATCCAGCTGTCCACCATCGAGGGCGAGGCCGCGCAAATGTCCCCGGATACGTTTGCGCGGGAGCGGCTGGGCTGGTGGAGCCCGGTGGTGACGGAAAAGCTGGACTATGCGCTGGACAAGAGCGCATGGGACCGCTGCGCCAGCGATGCCGAGAAGCCGGAGGGCAAGACAGCCTACGGCGTGAAGTTCGCGGCGGACGGCTCTGTGGTCTGCCTGTGCGGCGCGGTCATCCCGAAGGACGGCCCGGCGCGGGTATCGCTGATCGACATGCAGCCCACAGGCCGCGGCTACGGCTGGCTGGCCGACTGGCTGAAC